CGCGGTGCAACCCGCGCTTAAAGGAGTAGATATGGCTGGAGAACAATTTAAGTTCCCTGACGAGATTGAGGATAAAACAATAGACATTGAGATCGTTACTCCTGACGACGAAGATGTTGAAGTCTCAATCATCGACGACACCCCTGAACAAGACCGTGGTCGTAGACCACTGGACAGGGAAGTTGAAGACCCTACGGACGAAGAGATTGAGCAGTACACCCAAGGTGCGCAAAAGCGTATTAAGGAGTTAACACACGCTCGTCACGACGAACGCAGAGCCAAAGAAGCTACTTTGCGGGAAAAGCAAGAACTCGAGACTCTTACACAACGCCTGTTGGACGAAAACAAAAAGTTGCGTCAAAACGTCAATACTGGCACCGAACAGTTTACGCAGATGGCTAAAACCGCTGCTGAAGCTGAGTTGGACAAAGCACGCCGTGAATACAAGGTAGCACAGGAGGCTTTTGACTCCGATGCCATTCTTGCCGCACAGGAAGCGTTGCTGGACGCCAAGATGAAATTGGAAAGTACGAAAAATTTTCGTCCAACCCCTTTACAAGATGAAAATTCTGATGTACAAACGGGTTATCGAGAACCCCAACGTACTCAACCGGACGAAAAAACCTTGCGCTGGCAAGCAAAAAACCAGTGGTTCGGTGCAGATGGGTTCGAAGAAGTTACCAGCTACTCACTAGGGCTGCATCAAAAACTAGTCAATTCGGGTATGGACCCGCGATCTGATGAATATTTCGAGCAAATTGATGCTCGCGTGAAGTCGAAGTTCCCTGAAGTTTTCGGTGGTAACGAAGACAGGCCAAGGTCCGGTGAATCTCCGAAGAAACCTGCCTCTGTGGTTGCGCCTGCGACTCGTTCGACAGGTAAAAGAAAGATTGAGTTAACGAAAACCCAGTTGGCGTTAGCACAAAAATTCAAATTAACCCCTAAGCAGTATGCTGAACAAGTATTGAAATTGGAGAATCAAAATGGCTGAAAACCGTACCCCTCGTGACACATTGACACGCGAAAAAACCGCTCGAATGGTTTACAGACCTTCGAGTTCACTGCCAGACCCAACGCCTATCCCCGGCTATACGTTTCGCTGGATTGCGACGCATATAAATGGACAAGCGCTCCCGACTAACGTATCAAAAATGATGCGTGACCATTGGGAACCGGTAAAAGCAGTGGATCATCCGGAATTGATGCTAGAAGGTAATGCTGCTACAGGCAACGTCGAAATAGGTGGGCTCATGCTCTGCAAGAACCTTACTGAACGCGTCACTGCTATGAAAGAGTATTACGATGAGCAAGCACAAAACCAGATGACTTCGGTAGACAATAACTTCATGCGAAATAGTGACCCGCGTATGCCCCTTTTTGCTGAGCACAAGTCAACAACAAGTAGAGGTAGCGGGTTTGGTTCTGGTTCTAAGTAATTTTTAAAGGAGTCTTAAATGGCTTATCCCGCTGTCAACGCGCCTTACGGGCTGTTGCCGCAGAACCTAATTGGTGGTCAAGTATTTGCGGGTTCTACCCGTATGTACAACATCCAGTACGGTTATGCGACCGACATCTTTTACGGTGATTTCGTCGTACTATCGCGTGGTAATGTAACTCGTGCCTCAGTTTCTACTGGCACTGGTTTAAACCAAACGGTTGGTATTTTCTTGGGATGTACTTATACAAACCCGCTAAACAAGCAAAAGCAATTTGCTCAATACTGGCCTTCAGGCACCCTTGCTGGTGACTGCCAAGCCTATGTATTGGACGACCCTGATGCTGTGTTCAAGGCTGTTGTATGTTCCGCTACTACTGCTGTTGCTTCCGCTGCTATGGCTATGATTGGCACTAACCTGTCAGCCATTAACAATACCGGAAGCACCACCACTGGTAATTCTGCTAACGCAGTTCTGGCTCCTTCAGCTACTCCAGTAACAAGCACCTTACCTTTGCGTTTGGTTGGCTTGGTACAAGAGTCTGCTATTTCAGTCAGTGCAACTGGCTCTTCATCTACTACAACAATTACCTTAACTGGTTCTGGTTTGCCTAGCGCAATCCCTGTTGGAACAGATGTAGCTTATGTTGCAGCAAATGGACAAATCATTCAAACGGGTTCTTTTGTAACCACCGCTGCGGCAGCCGCTGCAACGTCAGTTACGATTAACGCTACGATTGCAGTCCCCGGCAGTGTTACAGCTATTCCTAGCGCGTCCACTATTGTGTTCACCCAGTATCCAGAAGTTTTGGTTAAGTTTAACCAAGCACTGCATGGTTACTACTCTGCCACTGGCGCATAAGGAGCATAAATCATGGCTATTTCACGCGCACAACTACTGAAGGAACTCCTTCCGGGTCTTAATGCTTTGTTCGGTCTTGAGTATGCACGCTACGGCGAAGAGCATAAAGAGATTTACGAAACAGAAACTTCTGAGCGTAGCTTCGAAGAAGAGACCAAGCTGTCTGGCTTCTCTGCCGCACCAGTCAAAAACGAGGGTTCTGCCATCGCTTATGACAATGCACAAGAAGCATTTACGGCTCGTTACAACCACGAAACCATCGCTCTTGGCTTCTCCATAACGGAAGAAGCTGTGGAAGATAACTTGTATGACTCACTGTCTGCTCGTTACACCAAGGGTCTGGCTCGTGCTATGGCTTACACCAAACAGGTAAAAGCTGCTGCTGTCATTAACAACGGTTTCTCCTCGGCTTATGTCGGTGGTGATGGCGTTTCTTTGTTCAGCACTGCTCATCCTTTGACTGGTGGCGGCACTAACAGCAATCGCCCAGCTACAGCGTCTGACTTGAATGAGACTTCGTTGGAAAACGCAGTTATTCAGATTGCCGCTTGGACAGATGAGCGCGGACTGTTAATCGCCGCTAAGCCACGCAAATTGATTGTTCCGCCAAACTTAATGTTCGTTGCTACTCGTTTGTTAGAAACCAGCCTCCGTGTTGGTACTACTGACAACGACATCAACGCGTTGAAGAACAACGGTTCAATTCCAGAAGGCTACACAGTTAACCATTACTTGACCGACGTAAACGGTTGGTATTTGTGTACTGATGTACCTAACGGTCTGAAGCACTTCGTTCGTACACCCCTTGCTAACAGCATGGATGGTGACTTTGATACCGGCAACGTCCGTTACAAGTCCCGCGAGCGTTATAGCTTCGGCTGGTCTGACCCATTAGGAATGTTCGGTTCACCCGGTTCGTCCTAAGAAAGACTGAGAAGGGAGCCTTGTGCTCCCTTTTCTTTTGGTGTATATTTAACTAACCGGAAATTTCGGTGTATCAAACAGGTCCGGCTGACCTCATGCAGATTGATACGCCATAACGCATGGAGATATTCTTATGGGATTCGCAACGCATTTAGGCCCTTGGTTGTTGGGCACTGTTAAAAACACAACTGGCACTACTGCTGGCACTATCCGTAATTTGGGCGCAACGATTGTTTCTCAGTCGTACACCGCAGCCACAGCCACTATTTTGGCGTCTCCCACCGCAGTACAGATGTTTACTCTGCCTGCTGGCGCACAAATTATGCGGTTTGATATTTACGTAATTACTGCTTTAACTGGCGCTAGTAATTGCGGCGTTGTTATTGGAACCTCTGGAACCTCTAACTTTTATATGACTACGCTGAACACTGGAACATCAGTGGTTCAAGTCTCTCCTGCAACGATTGCTGCGGCTACTGTTGCGTCTAAGACTAACAATGTAGGAACAACTGATGCAATCATCTTTGGCACGTTTACAGCGGCTACAGCTGATGCAACCGCAGGATCAATTGTTGTGTCAGTTACATACACTGTCCGTGACTCTGACGGTTCTGCCAACCCAACTAGCACACAACAGTAATTAATCATGGGGGCTTCGGCCCCTTCATAACAGGAGATTAATTATGATGCAAACAGACGTTAAGTCAGCAGTTGGCGCTGCTGGCGCGACCACTACTATTTTTGCTGGCCCAGCCCGTATCAAGGGTATATCCATCAGCTATTCAACAGGCGCAACAGTTGTATTGAATGACGGTACAGGCGGTACAGCCATGTTCTCGTTTACTGCACCAGCGGCAGCGGGTTCTATCTACATGATATTTCCCGGAGAAGGTATTAAGTGCAACACCAATATCTCCGCAGTTATATCTGCAACTACCACCGCAGTGGTGTTCTATGGCTAAGTCCCCCGCATGGCAACGCAAGGAAGGCAAGTCCGACAAGGGCGGTTTGAACGCCAAGGGCAGGGCTTCCTACAACAAAGCCAATCCGGGTAAACCCGGACTAAAGGCTCCGCAACCAGAGGGTGGTAGTCGTAAAGATTCTTTCTGCGCGAGGATGACCGGCATGAAAAAGAAACTGACATCCGCAAAGACAGCGAAAGATCCTAACTCTAGGATTAACAAAAGCCTACGGGCTTGGAAATGCTAAAGGACTTATATGAACAACGACGTAAAAACAATGACTGACGGCGCGGCTGTGGTTGTTGGGCTTGGTAATTTCATGGGCTGGGTAACTCCACTCGTAGGACTCATTGGTGGAATATTGACCATTGTGTGGTTAATTCTTCGCATCTGGGAAACTGAAACTGTTAAAAATTTGGTGGCTAAGTATGCCAAGCACGAGTAAGAAACAACACAATTTCATGGCTGCGGTGGCTAACAACCCATCGTTTGCTAAGAAAGTAGGAGTCCCGCAGTCTGTGGGCAAGGATTTCAACAACGCCGATAAAGGCAAAACTTTTAAAAGAGGTGGTGATATGGCTACAAAAATGGGCAAACCAACAATGAAAGCTGGTATGAGCACTGCTAAGGATGGCATGAAAAAAGCTACTCCTATGGCTGGCATGATGGGTATGAAAAAAGGCGGCATGCCTATGAAAATGAAAGATGGCAAAAAAGTGCCTATTTTTGCGGCTAAAGGTGGTGGCATTGAGGCCAAGGGTAAAACCAAAGGCAAGATGATTTCTATGCGTAACGGCGGCAAAGCCTGCTAAAACCATGATGCCCAGCCGTGGAATGGGGGCAGTAGCCCCCAGCAAAATGCCAAAGGGCAAGAAGACTGCCCGAAAGGACGACACCGACTTCGTGCAGTACGCTGAAGGCGGCAAGACCAAGTCCAAAGTAAATGCGGCGGGTAACTATACTAAGCCCGGTTTACGCAAACGGATCTTTAACAGCGTCAAAGCTGCGGCAATCGTAGGTACAGGTGCAGGACAGTGGTCAGCACGCAAGGCTCAAGTTATGGCTAAACGCTATAAAGCCGCAGGTGGG